CGACGCTGGCCCCGACAGGAACTACCGGTGGGACGAAGAAAACCAACAGTGGCTCGACCCGGCATGACTGGCATCGCCGACACGCTGACGACGGCGACGACCGCCACCCCCGTCTGGGTGGACCGATTCGTCGCCCAGTACCAACTCGCCGACACGACCTGCTGCCCCGAATCCATCCTCAACGCGAACCGGTCGCAGCGGTGGAACCAGTCCCGCACCGTCGGCGGTGCGGACCTTTATTCGCGGGACTCGGACCAGTTGGCATTCGACGCGACGTGCCCGCCGGTCGAACACGAGCCGATCCTGACGTTCGCTCAGGAGTGCCTAGACCACTACTGCAAGGAACGCAAACAGGCAGGCGACCAGCCACGGTTCGGGATGGGCGAGGGGTACAACATCCTTCGCTATCAACCGGGCCAGGCGTACCATGCCATCCACAGCGACGCCGGGTGGCCGGATCTCGCCCACCGGCACCTCACGTTCTGCATGTTCCTCAACACGATCACCGACGGCGGTGAGTTGGAGTTCCCCGAACAGGGCCTCCGCGTACACCCGGTGGAAGGCCGCGCGGTGATCTTCCCGGCAGCGTGGATGTACGCCCACCGGTCGCTCCCGGCCACGGTCGACCGGTACGTTTTCAACGTCTTTTATGGGTTCGCACCGCCAGCATGACCGGGTGGGCCAAATGGCACCTGGGCACAGGCACCCGGTACGAGGAAGCCAAGTCAGAGATCGACGCCGCCGATCTGGACTTCGTCACCCGCTACGCACTTTGGACCGAGTCGATCACCCCGGAACGAAACGATGACCAGTCGCCAGGCATGCACGCCGCCTACAAAGACCCGGTGATGCAGTTCCTCCACGCCCGCCTCTGGCCCCGCATGGAGGAAGTGACCGGCCTGACCCTTCTGCCGACCTACACCTACTTCCGGGTCTACCGACCGGGAGCCATCCTGGACAGGCACAAGGACCGCCCGGCCTGTGAGGTGTCAGCCACCCTGCTGGTCGGCACCAACCGGGACGAGTCGTGGCCGCTGTTCATCGAAGGCCAGAAGATCACCCAGCGCCCTGGCGAGATGGCCGTGTACCGGGGATGCGAAGTCGAACACTGGCGCGAGCCGATGACCGGCCCCCCGGGGGCGTTCCACGTTCAACTGTTCGTCCATTACGTCGACGCGGACGGCCCCTACGCGATGTGCGCCGCAGATGAGGTGAGACTGTGACCTACCCCGCCTACCAGGCCGACCTGGCATATTTGGAGCAGTTCCGCGACGACGGAGACGAGAATGTACGACTACTAGAACCCCTCCTCGCGTTTCGCCTGAGTCGGGCGTACAGGCGTTCTGAACGCCTCCAGGGCTTTCTACGCATAGAGTCCGCGGGACGCACCAGGGACGCCCAGCAGTACCTGTACGACGGCTACAAGCGAGGTGACGCCGGGTTCAACCTGGCCGCGAACCCCGACCGGATCATCGGCACGCGGGGCGGCAAGACGTTCCGCGGGTCGTGGCACATGGCTCAGGGCGACGCCCCGGACGGCGTCGGCTACGTGTACGCCGTCGACCTGACCCATCACGGCGCCCTGTCCTGGGACGACGCCCACGACGACCTACGCGCCTCGGGCCTACACACGACCGTCCCTGGGGAGCCGTGGCACCACCAGGCGACCACCATCAGAGGACCACTACCGGGACCGTTCCCGGACGGCACGACAACGGAGGACGAGATGACACCAGAACTGGAAGAACGCCTAGACGGCCTCGCTACCTGGGTTTTCAACGGCACGACCATGATCCTAAAACGCATCGAGGAACTAGCCATGCAGATCGAAGGCACACCCGCGAAAGGTGACGACGAATGAAGGCTTATCTGGACCTGTTGGAACGGTGCGCGATGACGTTCGTGCAGTCGTTCGCCGCATTACTGCTCGCCGACACGGCCGGCATCGACCTGTCCGTTTCGACGGTGCAGGCCGCGGCGGTGGCCGGCGTTGCCGCGGCGCTCGCCGTCCTGAAGGGCTTTGCGGCGCAACGCCTCGTAGGTGACAAGTCGCCGTCGCTGGTGAAGTGAGCGAAGAAACCTCCACTACCTCTTGGAAACAGTGGAAGCTGCCGCAGCTGAACCTCGGCACCCTGGTGTCGATCCTCATAGCGGTCGGGTTCATCGTCTGGCAGGGGATGATGATTCGCGCCCAGATCGACGACAACTCGCAGGCGGTCGGCGACATGGCCGTCGCTGTCGAAGAACTCGCCGGGGCGGTGAGCCTCGCCAACGAGTTGGATACGCGCACCAACCAGATGTTCTCCGAGATCGAGAACCTGCGAACCCAGTATCAGGACCAGGCGTACGCGTGGGCTGAGATTTCGACGAACACCGAACGCGTCGACCAGGTGCGCCTCGACCTCGACGACGTCCAGTGGCAGTTGGACGACATCCTGGTGCGGGCCGGCGAGTTCTACGCGATCTACGACAGCGTCTCGAACCTGGAGTGGAAAACCGACGAGCTGGAACGCCGCCTCGCCGAGATGGTCGGCGGCGACAACGCCGAAGTCGACCTCAACTGGCAGGTCACCGACCTCGTTCGCCAAGTGGCCGAACTACACGGGAAGGTCAACGCGGGCGCAGACCTGGAATGGAAGTTCACAGACCTAGAAAATGGCCTCGACTGGGAGATCGACGAACTGACCCGCCAACTAACCGAACTACGGGTCCGCATGGACACCGGAGGCGGCGGCGTCGAACAATGGCAGATCGACGACCTGTGGAACCACAGTCACGACTTATGGGGCCGCACCGACGAGATGTATGACATGGTCTGGCGCCTCTGGTCGGCGCTAGAAACGCGGTCATGGAGTCACGACTACCTCTTCAACTAGGAATGCCAGATGTCGAAGATGACGAAACTGATCGCCGCTGTGACCGGCCTGCTGGTCGCCGTCGGCACCCTGGTCGGCACGATTTCGATGACGATCGGGAAGGGGCCGGAGCCGGCGTCCGGCGGCATCACCATCGTCCTCAACTCGCCGGACGCGTTCGAGGAGTTCATATCGAACCACCCGTCCAACGGGTGACCGGTCGACAAACGCGCAGCACAGACCCGCTTTCCCCGGCGGGTCTTTTCGCCGTTTTGGAACCATCCCCGACGGCTGCACAAACGGTGCCTAAAGTTGACGTAAGGTCGCAAGGCCGACTGGTGGACGAACCAAACCAACTAGGGGGGCACTAATGGAAGCACGCACGCTCGACGATTCGACGACGGGCGCGTGTTGTGCGCCGTCCCTGTGGGACCAGACCGGCGGCCTCGTCTCCGACGCCCACCCGCTAACCAGCCACCGCGCCGCCACGACCGTCAAATCCGGCACGCAAAAGGCGCAGATCCTCCTGGCGCTGCGGGCCGTGTGGCCTGACCGGGGCCTCACCGGGTACGACCTGTCGACCCGCGGCCTCGTCGTCAACGCCGCCGGCCATCCCATCTCGCCGAACCAGGCTTGCACCCGGCTGCTGGAACTACGCGACGCCGGCCTCGTCGACTTTCAACGCGAGTTCCCGGCCGGCCCGATAGTCGAAGCGGCGACCACACCGGGCAACACCGGGCAGGTTCACATACTCACCGCGTACGGCGTGTCCAAAGCGTCAGCGATCCCCGCCTAATGGACATCACCCGAGTCTCCGAGAAGCTGACCGCGTTCCGGTCCGACTACCCGGCCAAAGAGTACGGGCTGATGCAGTCGTTCACAGAGGACGACGTCGACGGTGTCGCCCGCGTTGTCGGCTGCACCCAGGTCGTCGAAGTCGAAACGGGACGGGTGCTAGCCCAGGCGTACGGCACACGGGCGCTACGCAAACCGGTTCCCGGCGCCCAGGGCGCCAAAGACACCCGCGACCCCGACCGGGCCATGACACAGTCGCTGGGTCGTGTCCTCGGTTTGATGGGCTACGCCGACCCGAAGTCTGTCGAAGGCGACACTGACGAACCGGACCAGACGAACGTCACCGCTGCGGTGCCACGGCCGCCGTCGCCGGCCGCTGTAGCGAAACTGCATTTGGCCGGCACGCCGCCGCCGGATCTGGTGCCAACCGACGACCTGAAAGAAACCCTCAACGGCCTCGGACCCCGCACCCGTGTCGAGTTGAAATCGGCGCTCGTCAAAGCCGGATTCTCGACCGAGATCCCGGACCAGATGGAACGCGCTGCGTTCCAGGAACTGTCCGACGCCTGCATGGAACTCATCGAAAAGGTTGTGACCGGCGATGGCTCGCACGCAGCGGACTGACGACGTCTCAGGGCTGGTAACGGAAGCATCATGGCAAGCCCAGGTCGTAGCCGCCGCCGAGGTGTACGACTGGTACATCTACCACAACCCGGACAGCCGGCGAAGCACCGCCGGTTTCCCCGATCTGGTGCTGATCCGACCGCCCCGGGTGCTGTTCATGGAGTTGAAACGGCAAACGGGCCGTCTGTCGCCGATCCAACGCGAAGTAATCGCCGCCCTGGAGGCGTGCCCCGGCGTCGAGGTCCAAGTGGCGCGCCCGTCCGACTGGGAGCAGGTCTGCTCATGGCTGGCCTGACCGTCGCCTGCTATGCGACGCCT